ACTGTGGACCCCCCGGGCCGCGTTGCGTCCCCTCGTGGAGGCCATCGGGGTCTCACCGTTGACTTCGATGACCGTCCAAGGGTGGAAGTGGGCCACCGAACCCGTCGTGGCCCCCTACGCCGGGAACAAGGCAGCAGTGCCCACCTCCCCGGCCGTGGTCGTCCCGGCGGAAGCGGTCGCGCACCGGATCGCCGGCGGCTGGGACCTCGACCGTATCTACGTCGACTTCCAGACCGGGTTCCTCGAAGCGTTCCAGGCGGCCGCCGTCAGGGACTACGAAAAGAAGTCCGCCGCGTACTTCGTGAACGGCCACGGCGCGATCACCGGGCCCCCCGCGATCGCGGCCGCGGACGGGTTCGTCGCCGACGCCACCGACCTCGGTTCGGTCCCGGACCTGTTGACCGGTATCCAGGCGGTCGTGGCGTTCCTCACCGGGAACGGTGCGACCGTGTCCTTCATCGCGATGGCCACCGACGCCTACCAGGAATTCTTCGCCCTCACCACCGCGGACGCCCCCTGGTGGTTGTCAGGACAATCCTCGATCAACCTCAACGGCACCAGTGATGTGGCCGGCACCACCATCGTGGTGGAACCCTCACTCCCGCCGGGCACCATCCTCGGTGGGGACCGGGAGGCGGTGTCACTCTACGAAACCGGCCCTATCAACGTGAACGCCGTGAACCTCCCCAACGGTGGTGTCGACTTCGGGCTGTTCGGGTACTGGGCCCAACTGGTCCACGACGACGACGGCCTAGCGAAGGCCACCATCACCCAGGTCTTCGCCGCCGCCGCTGCGTCGGGTTCGAAGAAGTCCTGACCGATGCCGGCCCCCACGTTCACCCCCACCTGGCTCGCACCAGCCGACGTGTTGGAATGGTTGCGCGCCAACCAGGTGGACGTGGGGACCCCGGCCGCGGCCGAACTCGACCGGGTCTGTGTGGTGGCCGAGACCTACGCCCAACGGTGCCGCCCTGAGGGGTACGCCGCACCGGTCGACCCTGACCCGCCCGTGTACACCCCAGCCCCGGACACCTACCAGGGTGCGGTGATGTACGCCGCCCGGATCCTGAGGCGTCGCAACAGTCCCGCGGGGGTGGAGTCCTTCGGTGACCTGGGTGTCACGTTCGTAGCGAAATGGGACGGCGACATCGAACGGATGTTCCACACCGGTGCCGCCACCATCCCCGGGGTGGGATAGCGCCATGGGGTTCGTAGCCACCATCACCCAGGTTGTCACCGACCTCAAAACCGCCGGTATCGAGGCGGCCGCCGACGCCCGGGACGTGAACCCCCCCGGCGCCCTGGTCACCCCCGCCACACTCCTCCCGGCGACGAAACTGTGTGGCACGACACAGCTGCGAATGTATGTGGACCTGGTCGCCCGGGACTCCGGCGACACCACCGCCCTGGAACAACTCGAAGTCCTCCACAACGTGGCCGCACCCCTACTCGCCAAACACACCACCAGTGACCCGGTGACCTTCACCCGCCGCATGGCCACCAACGACCCCACCGCCCTGCCGTCCCTACGCATCACCATCGAAACCCCCACCATCTAGGAGACCCGTTATGACCGCTGGAGAAACCTTCGCCGCCGGACCCGGCACCCTGACCTTCGGAGAGACCGGGGGCCCCATCGACATCTCCTGCCAGGTCAACTCCATGACCCTGACCCCCACCAAAGACCAGGGGGAAGCCAAAACGATGCTGTGTGGCACCACCCGGGTCCCCCAAGCGAAATACACTTATGCCCTGGTTGGGAACTTCGACCTAGACCTGTCCGACCCCGCCGGCCTATGGCAACTGACCGTAGTCGCCCCCGGGTCCACCGTGCCGTTCATCTACACCCCCTCCACCGCCGCCGACGTGGCCGCCACCGGCACCGTCCAACTCGACCCGGTCCCCTTCGGGTATGAGGAGTACGGGGAAATCATCAACGCCGACATCGAATGGTTACTCACCGCCGGCCCCGAGTACACCCGCGCCGGCGCCCCCATCGTCGCGGGCCCATGAGCTCGATCACCGTCACCGGGTTGGACCCGGTCGCCAACCAACTCCGGGCCGCCGGCAAGGCCATCACCGACCAAACAGCGGCCAACCAGGCGGTGGCCGACTTCATCGCCACCCGCTCCCGACCCGCCCTGCCACACAGGACCGGTGCCCTGGCCGCGTCCATGACCACCAGGGCCACCGGTGACCAGGCTGTGATCTCTGTGCGGGTCCGGTACGCGGTGCCGGCCTTGTTCGGGGCACCGAGGGCCGGGACCAGGCCCGCCGCCTCGAACCCCATCAAGGTCGCCCTGGCCACCCAAACCGAATGGGTGGGCGAGTATGAGAAGTCCGCGGCCGCCGCCTGTGACAAGGTCAAGGGGTAACCGGCCATGGGTGACCAACCATTGTCTCTGCCCCGGGTGCGGGTACTCCGTGAAGGCCACGACCCCCTGGACATTCAGATCCTCAACCCCGACCTCTTGCGGTGGGATGTGACCCGCGGGAAACACCGGTGGGGAACCATGAAGGACGCCCCCAACCTATGGATGACCTTCATCGCCTGGGCCGCCATGACCAGAACCGGCCTCACGTCGCAAACCTGGGAAGCGTTCTCCGCCGACACCCTCGAAGTGCTCCCCATAACACAAACCCCCGACACAGAAGGGGACAGTGCCGAACCTGGGGTGGCCGACCCTTTCCCCCAGGATCCAGGGCCCGAATGATCGTGGAGCTTGCGATCGCCACCCGAATCAGTGTTCGGGAATGGTGGCACGCCTCCGACGCCGTCATCGCCACCGCGATCGTGGTCGTCGAAGAACGCAACCGAGCGATGAAGGGGGGAAAGTAGATGGCAGGCCAGGCCACCGTCGACGTCACCATCACCACCGACGCCTCCCAGGCCGCCGCCGGGTTCGACGACGCCGCCCGGGCCGCCGACAAACTCGGCACCGCAGTTGACGACGCCGGCCGCAAAGCCGACACCGGTGCATCCAAACTGACCTCAGCCGCCTCCGCGGCCGACAACATGGAAGGGAAAGCAGCGAAGGCCACCGGTGCCCTAGGTGCCCTGTCGTCCGGGTTCGAACTGGTTGGCCTGCCCCAATTCGCCGACGGGTTGAACCAGGCCGCCATGGCCACCGACTTCGTGTCCGGGTCCATGGACTCCTTCACGCTCCTCACCGAACTGAACTCGGTGGCCATCGCCAAGAACAAGGCCGCCACCATCGCCCAAACCGCCGCCACCAAAGCCCAGGCGGCCGCCACGAAAGCGATGGCCGTGGCCCAACGGGTCCTGAACTTGGCCATGATCGCCTCACCGATCGGCGCCATCATCGCCCTCATCGCGCTCCTGGTCCTCGGGTTCGTCCTGCTCTACAAGAAATCGGATTCGTTCCGTGCCCTGATCGACCGGATCTGGGCAGGAATCAAAACCGGAACCGACAAAGCCCTAGGTGTTCTGCGTACGTTTGCGACCGCGGTGGGGAACCTGTTCGAAGGCATCGGGAGGGCCATCGGTGGCGCCTTCGACGCCGGGATCGCCGGTGTGAAAGCCGCAATCAACGTCGTGATCCGGCTGATGAACGATGTGATCCGCGGTCTCAACCAGGTCCCCGGGGTGTCAATCCCCACCATCCCCGAAGTCTCCGCCGCCGGTGTGTCCGCCGCCGGGTCTCCGTCGGTCGCGTCGTACGCCTCCCCCACGATCGCCACCGCCACCACCACCACGGCCGCCCGGGCCCCCATCGTGGTGAACGTCACCGGTGCCCTGGACCCCGACGCCGTCGCCAGGCAGATACAACGAATCCTCGGAGGCCACAACCGGCGGGTGGGGTTGGCCACATGATCGGCGAACACGTCGTCACCGTCACCGGTGTGGCCGGCGGCCCACCCGCAGACATCTCCTGTCTGGTCGACCAGGTCAAGGTCACCCACGGCCGGGACACCGCCGACGGGCAACCCGTGGCCTCCACCGCATCACTTGATTTGTCCTTCACCACCACCACCGACGACCTACCCCCCGAAGCTGACATTGGGGCCACCCTGGTCGTGACCACAGTGTTGGACGACGACTCCGAACACATCCGGTTCACCGGGGACATCACCGACCTGGTCGCCGGGTGGGAGGACACCGGCCCCGACACCCCCAACAGTGCGATCATGCAGATCCTTGCCGCCGGACCCCTCGCCGGTCTGGGTCGCCGGGTGGTGGGTGACACCCCGTGGCCCCAGGAACTGGACGGGGCGAGGGTGAAACGGGTGTTGACCGCCGCCGCGGTGACCACCAACCCGGCCCACATGGACCCCGGGCAGGTCCAGATCCTCCCCCGCGACATCGACCCCAAAGCGGCGTTGGGGTTGGCGCAGGAACCCGCAGACTCCGCCCTCGGCATCCTCTGGGAAACCAAAGCGGGGGAGATCCGGTATGCCGACGCCGAACACCGTAGGGGGGCAACCCCCACCCTGGCGTTGGACGCCTGTGACATCGAAGTGACCCCCACCTGGCGGCGTGACACCCAAGGACTCATCAACGGCGTGTCCATCGGGTATGGGGTTGCCCCCGAAGGTGGGGAACAACCCCGGTTCGTCACCTCGGACACCGCATCACAAGCCGCGTATGGTCGGGCCGAATACTCGGTGGGAACCGTGTTGGCCGACTTCAACGGGGCCTCCAGCCTGGGACTCATGTTGATGACCAGGAACAGTGACCCGGTGTGGTTACTGCAAGAACTCCCCGTAGGTGTGGCCGAACTCGACACCCCCACCACCGCCGCCCTACTCGACCTCGACGTCCACGACCTGCTCTCCGTCACCGGGATGCCCGTGTTGGGGTCCCTACCCTCATCCGCCTATCTGTGGGTTGAGGGGTTCACCGAAACGTTGACCGGCGGTGGCCACGAACTGGCGTTGTACGTCTCGGGGTTCTGTCGCACCGCACCATCCCCGCGGTGGGAGGACGTCCCCACCACCCTGGTCTGGGACACCGTCCCCCCGTCGGTCACCTGGGATTCGTGGACCTGCCTGGGGGTCGGGGGTTTCCCCGACGAAGGACGGTGGGCTGATGTGCCCGCATCCACCCGGTGGGACATGGTCCCCCCGTCGGTCACCTGGAATACCTGGACCTCCGAAGCCGCCTAACCAAAGGACACGATCATGCCCTCAACCACACCCCTGTTCGGTTTCCCGTACCCGGTCGGAACCGACCGCGTCACCGATGGTGACAACGCCATTGAGGCCCTGGCCCGGGGTGTGGAAACCCAGTTATCGGGTGGTGGTGCCACCGTTTCCTCCCCGTACCGGATGCATGCCAACCAGGCAACCATCACGAACCCCGCATCCAACACCGGTGTCACCCTCGCAGTGACTTTCCCGGTGGGCAGGTTCACAATCGCACCGGTGGTCCTCGTGACCGGGGTAGGCAGCGGCTACACCGCGGCGTCACAAAGTGTGGTCACCACAGCCGGGTTCAACGCAAAACTGTTCAACCCCACCGGCACCACACCCACCGGCAGCCTGGTGGCGTGGATTGCGGTCCAAATGACCACCACCACCGGCCCGGGGTTCGCCGCCCGCTCCGAACAAGCGACGAACATCACCGTCACCTGCCACACCCCCGGGTGTGGAAACGCCGACCAGGCCATAGCCCTCCACCTGGCCCCGGAGACCAGCGATGTGGCCTGCGGGGTGTGCGGTAACCCGATCACCGACACGGTCACGGCATGACCAACCCGGTCCCGGATTACAAGGTGTCCACCCCGTACGGGAAACGCGGGTCTCATTGGTCCTGTGATGAGAACTCCGCGGGGAACGGGATTCACACCGGCGCCGACTTCGCCGCCCCCGCCGGCACCACAGTCGTGGCCGCCCGGGGTGGGACCGTGGTTCATTGCAGTCACGGGTCCGCGTTCGGTAACCACCAACTCGAAGTGTTACCGGGGGACGGCACCAGGGACTTCTACGCCCACATGAGGTCCCGGGTGGCCGACGGCACCGACCTCGACGCCGGCGAGAAGGTCGGGGAAGTCGGATCCGAGGGGAACGCCACCGGCCCCCATTTGCACTTCGAACGCCACAAGGTGGCCACCGGAGGCTGGTCATGCAACATCGTGGTCAACCCTCAACCTTCACTAGAGAGTGAGACTGACATGGCTTTATCGGACGACGACATCGAAAAGATCGCCAAACGGGTGAACCAGGTCCTTGGTGACTACGACGCCGCCGGGAACCCCCGGGAGGGGTTCGGCGGCAAAGGGGAACCCGAACCCAAGCAAGCCGACAAGCGCCTACGACAGATTGATAACCGGACGTGAACCACTGTGGACTGGTTCGCGCTCGCGGGTGCCGCGTTCGTAGGGTTAGGGCTCGGAATCGGCCTGGCCCTGGGTGCTGTGGCCGCCGGGTTGCTCCGCGCCATGGCCAAGAGCGACGACGAAAAGGACAAGTGAACCCATGATCACCGTCGACGTGGCGGACATCACCGCCCTGTTGATCGGTGGGGACTTCATCCGTGTAGAGGACGTGTCGGTGGACTGGGTTGAGTTCATCACCGGCCCCGGGGTCCGCCACGCCCGTGGCCTCCAGGTCACCGCCGTCTACGACGGGGGACCCCACAACGGGGACCAGATCGTGGTCCCACTGGAGCGGATCGACGCCGTCAGGGTGTCCTGAAACCCGCAAAGTAAACCCCAAACCATCGGGGCCGGCACGCTCACAAACCGTAAAGTAAACCCCAAACCTCTAGGTTTGGGGTCTACGCGGCACCGTGAGCTTGGGAGACGTTCTCGACCATGCGGCGCATGGCGTCGGAGGGGACCTGGACGTAACGTCGGGTGGTCTCCGGGGACGCATGACCCAACACGGCCTGGAGGGTGAACACGTCCCGGTCGGTTTGGTAGGCCATGGTCGCGAACCGGTGCCGTAGACCGTGCATGGTGTACCCGCCGCCCAGGAGTTCGCGGATGATCCGGCCGACCCGTTCGGGGGAAAGGTGGCCGTCACCGTGCCGGCCGGGGAACGCGAACCCTGCCGGCAGCTGGTGCAGCTCCCTCGCGATAGACGCCGGCATCGGGATCACCCGGACCTTTCGGCCTTTCCCATGGACGACCAGGGACCAGCCTCCAAGGTCACGTTCCACATCTTCGGAGTGGACCTGGGCGACCTCGGCACGACGTAGCCCGCACTCGGTAGCCAAGCGGATCATCAAACGGGCCCGCGGATCAGCTGCGAGCTTCGCCCGATGGTAGATCGCGTCCGGGGTGGGCCGCGGGTTGGGTTGGGTGGCCGACACGATCGGCAAACCGTCCGCCGGGTTGTGTGAGAGCCGTTCTAAGGCGACTCCCCACCGGTAGAACCCCCGCAACGTGGTCCGTACCGACCTCCGTCGCTCCTGAGACCAGTCCGCGGCCGCCAACCAACCGAACAGGTCCAAGGTGGTCACCTCCCACGGGCCCACGTTCGCGTGGCGTGCCAGAAGCTGCAACTGATCGCGGCGTAGCCGGATCGTGGCCGGTGCCTTGCCTGCGACACGTTGCGCGGCCGAGAAGTCCTCGATCGCCTGGGCCCAGGAAGGGGGGAGGGGTGGAGTCATGGTCTGTTCTACCGTGCCGCGGCGCACTCTGGACAGAGATCCTGCCCAAACACCGTGGTCGACCAGCCTGGAGGCGTCGGAATATCGGGTTGCCGGTCGACGTACTCGTCTGCGCGTTCACGCCTCTGGCACCCGTCGCACCGCCAGCAGTCATCACACTGAAAGTAGGTCATGCCGCCACCGCCAGGGTGCGAAAGCACGAACCAGAAGGTTTGGGGTTCGAATCCCTACAGGCGCGCAACACATCGGGCCACCAGTCCGTAGTCATCATGGTCGACGCCTCAACGCCCAGCACGGCCGCGATCGCCTCGACATCCTCGACCGCCCAGGCGTTGCGGCCGGCGAGCTTCGCATGCAACCAGGCCCGGGACTTGCCCATGCGTAGTGAAATCGCTGAGGGGTTAGTCCCGGCGGCCGCTGCGAGTAGGACCACATTACGGTTCACCTGCTCCTGTAACGTCATGGTGTCATCGTAGACCAATCTGAACTAGTAGTCACACGTCGGCGTGTCGACGTAGACAAACCTACCTAGACGATGCATTGTGTCTCCGTGACGAACACCATGCCGTTGACCACCACCGAAGCAGCCGCGTATCTCGGCATGAGCGAGAACGCCCTGAAACTTCGCCGGCACCGCGGGGACGCGCCACCTCATCACCGCCTGGCCTCAATCGTTGTTTATTGGCCCAACGAGCTCGACTCCTGGGCCAAGTCCCGCGGCCGCGTATTGGAGGCCGAATCTGCCTGAGACCGAAGTACGTCGTTTCGCACACGGGCCCCGACGTTAACCAGGCCCGCCCGGTCACCAAACCGTTTCAAGTCCTTACCACCGACCCGGGCAGGTGGGAAAAGGCAAAGGACCCCGCGTGAGCTGCGCGAGGCCCTTCAAAAACTGGTTGATCGATCAGCCACAACGTAGTTGGCCAAGAGCCTGGAATACCCGCGACACGCCGGGGACACCAGGCCAGAAGGCTGGGTTCGGTGACTGTTCAGCTGGGTTATGTCCCGAGGTCGACCGGAGGGAGACCGAGGGGACCCCCCTGTCACAAAGAAGTTCGGATGAGAGGAAAACGAACATGATGTTGATCGAACCGGGTTCGAAGGTTGAGGGCGACACCGAGAAGGTGTTGATCCTCCTGCAGGGTGTGGCGTTCACGATCCTGTGCGAGAACGGTGTGGACGAATCCCACGCCTACGACCTGGCCGAACTGCACGCCGCCCGAATGCTCCAGGCGTTGACGAACAACGGCCTGGTGGTCCGGCAGATCGAACACACCGCCTGGGTCCGGGGCCGGATCGAAGCGAAGGTCTCCCACGATGGGTTCGTTTAAGGTCGCGCACCACTCCTCGAACAACGCCCAGAACAACATCCGCGACGGTGCGAACAAGACAGTGGCCCAGGGTGCCCAGATCATCACCTGGTCCGAGTTCATCCAAAACGACCGGGCCAACACCCTGAAGGATTGGGCGGCCGACCACGGGTGGGGGTTCTACCAGTACAACGAGAAACCGTTCGACAACTGTGCGATCACCTGGAACAAGGACTACTGGTCGAAGCTCGACACCGCAAAACGGGTCCTGTCCGACGTGACCTGGAAAGGCACCGACGGTAAGACCCGGCCCAAGTTCGCGGCGGTCGCCGTGTTCCTGGAACGGTCCAACGGTGAGAAGTGGACTGTGGTCGCCTTGCACGCCCCACCCTCGAGTTGCCATCGGAACGGGTGGGAGGGGAACGACCGATCGAAGGCCACGAAGGACGGCATGAAGGGCCTCAAACAGTGGTTGGCCGACCTCAACGACAAGTGGTGCCAGGACGGGGTCGTGGTCTCCGGGGACTGGAACATGTACATCGAAGAGAAGTGGTGCCGGGACTTCCTGAACAACACCGTCGACGGTTACCGGGTGATGGGGAACAACGAGAAGGGCCAGGGCTACCCCGACACCCACGCGAACGCCACCTACGACTGGTTCATGTTCGGCAACAACGTCAAGGCCGTCGGCGACTCCAAAGCGGTCCCCATGCCCGACTCCGACCACCACACCATCATCGCCCCGATCAACCTCAAATGAATCCGAACAACCCAACAGAAGGACACCACAAGATGACACGCCTGGAGACCGACCTCGCACCCGGGATCGCCGCCCACGAAACCTACGACACCGCCCAGTCCCAACGCATCACCGACCTGGAGGCCGCACTCGCTGAGTGTGAGGCCGGCCAACCTCCCGTCGACCCCGGCACCGGCAAAACGTGGATCGTTGGCATGAAAACCGAGAACGACGAATGGGACACCCGCGTAGAGGGTCTCCTGCCGGCACCGACCAACGGCCGCCGGTTGTTCAAGTCGTCCTGGGACGTCCCCGGGATGGTCAAGATTGCCGAGCAGTGCCACAACGGTGGCCACTTCCCCTACATCTCCGCAAAAATGTCCCCTTCGACCTGGCAGCAGGTTGCCGCCGGTGCCCTCGACACCCAGGCCCGCGACCTGGCCCAACGCCTGGTCGCCCTGGGCTACCCGATCCGGGTCACGTTCCACCACGAACCCCGCGGCGGGAACGTCGACACCCCCCAAGAGCTGGTCCCCTGGGCTGATGCACTCACCCGCCTGTTCACCCAAATGAGGCAAGCGGTCTCCGACACGGATGAGAAGCGGTTGATCCTGGGACCCTGCGACAACGGCCACCCATGGGGTCAGGAATGGGGCACCCAAACAGACGCCCAACTCAACACCTACTACAAACAATCCCTGTTGGACGTGTGCGACGTGATGGGTGCCGACTTCTACGACGGCGCCACCGACACCAACGACGGCGAACCGGCGTGGATCAAAATGGACTACTTCGCCCAGTACATGGACCGCCGCGGCTTCGTAGGTGTGAACGACCCAGGGTGGAAGTACGACGCCGGGGAGTGGAACTTCGTCAAAGCCTCCGACTGTGACGACACCCTGGAATTCCTGGTCTCCGAAGCGGGGAAGGATTTCAACTGCCTGAACCTGTTCAACAGTGCGGAGAACAACAGGGACGACCTACCCACCGAACTCAACGGGTCCTGGGAACTGGTCCCCGGCACCGACCGCCACGACGCCTATCAGGCGTTCTGCACCGCCCTGGCCGGTGACACCCGCTCCCCCAACTCGACCGCACAATTCCACGCCCGACCCCGACGACTACCAGCTGATGAAAGGTTCGGAGACCGTGACTGGCGCGACCGTATCTGAACTGGTCGACCTGGCCGGCCACTTCGACACCCGTGCCCTGGTCGCCGTCCTCCGCGACGACAAGGCCCTGGCCGCGGCCTGGGCCAAAGCAGCCGAAGAAGTCCGCCTACTCGCCGAGCCCGACCATGGGTGACGTGGTCCCCATGCCGGGGCTCTGTCCCGAGTGCCCACGCTGTAACCACCGGCACCTGTTCGCCCTGCCATGCTGGGGTGGACGGAGGGTCCCCAAGATCAGGGCCATGGTGTTCGCCGAGTACGGCACCACCTGCTGGTTGTGTGGTCTACCCGGTGCCGACACCGTCGACCACGTCCACGCCCGTGCCCTGGGTGGCACCGACACCCTGTCCAACCTCCGACCAGCCCACGGATACTGCAACACCGGCCGCGGCGCGAAACCCGCGCGGAAACCCGCGCCGGCGTCGTCGACCGCAGAGGAAAGCTCGTCAAGGTGGTGAAGTTTCTGAC